TCAGCCAGCCTGCCTTTTATTAGTTGTCAGGCTTCTTTGTGCTGCGTCCGAATCGCCCTGAGATGCCCCCTCTTTGATTTGCTCATATACCCGTAAGACCTGCGCCCTCTCATTCTCTGAAAGCCGCATGAAGTCAGTTACTGCTGCCATGCCGTTTAATGCGCTCACGATGCCTGATACGCCGTATTCAAAGATAGCGCTAACCAAAATCTTGCGTTGTTCATCTGTCATCATCCCCAGGACTAATGACAACTCAGATTCGCTATATTTTACGATATCCTCGTTAAATGTTGCGTCAATTTCCCCGGTAATCAGCCATGTCATTGGTGAATTGCAGGCATCCGCAATTGGCTGGATTTTGTCAATTCCTGGGTAGCTCCTTCCTTTTAGATAGCTGCGGATGGCGGACTCTGAGATGTTGCACTTGGTTGCAAGGGCAACATTAGACATGCCGTTCATTGCTATTTCGAGTCGTTCATAAAAACGGTCTATTCCTGGCATGGGAATAAACCGTTCGTGGTTTATTCCCCGCTTATCGGTTTTTTTCATGTAACCCCCTGAAAATAAATGATTTGTCTTTTATCGCAAAATAACGCGAATAAACCGCTTGAAATCGGTTTATTGTGCGATTAAATTGTATTTATCCGATAACCACATCTGATTATCGAATTAGGTAAACCAGAGAGGATCACACAATGCAGTTACTGAAACAAGACATCACCCACCTGTTTGTGGATGTCGGCCGTGACTGGTCAAGCAAGGCGATTATCGCCGCTCTCGATCGTAAAGGGGTCAGCCTGCACGACATCGAGAAAGATCTGTGTCTGAAAGAGAACACCATTCGTAACGTGTTCTATCGCAAGTGCGGCCGTTACGAGGAAGCGATTGCGCAAAAAATCGGTGTATCTCCGGCGGTCATCTGGCCGAGTCGTTACCCATCGAATGACCGCACGGCTGCTTAAGGGGGCAGGATGTCTATTTGGTTAACAGCGAAGGAATGTGTTGATCTCCCCGGACTGCCTCGGATGGAGCACAACATTCGCAGCCGACTGGATAAGCGCTCGGGTGGTAATGCTGAATTACGCCGCCGCCGCGAGGGCAGCAAAGCCTTTGAATATCACGTTGATTGTCTGCCTGATATCGCCCGAGACACGGTTTTGCAGCGCCACTACAACACCCTGCTGCAACAGCAGCCGGTCGACACCCCCGCAACGGCCGTCACTGCATCAACCACCGCGTCAACCAGTCAGATGCTTGAGCTGGTGCGCCAGTGCCCGGCCATGCTTGAACAGAAAACCGCTGCACTGACGCAGAAACAGCGCGACATCGCCGACGCCAGAATGGTGCTGGTTGTTGAAGTGCTGCGCCTGCAAGACACGGGCCTGTCACGCATTAAGGCCATTCAGTTTATTTGTGACCGGTCACGCTCTTGTGACCTGCCGGAGCACTTGCAGCGCTATGTCGCCACCGCCAACGCCCGCAAGGGTCAGCGTGTCGGCGTCAGCGTTCGTGCCTTAAATCAATGGGTTGTTGATTACCTGCGCGCCAAAGACGCATCCGAGCGACTTGTCTTGCTGGCTCCCGGTCATCTTAAGGCCAAGAAGCCGGAGCAATTAGCCTGGTTGCCGATGTTTATGGCGCACTACCGCAACCCGAACGGCCCCTCTGTTGCCGAGGCGTATCAGGATTTTTGCGCCGACTGGCACATGCAGTATGCCGATCAGCCTGCGATGCGTGATGCCTGCCCGTCTATCTATGCGGTTCATCGCGCACTGAACAAAATGCCTCGCATCGTTCGCCAGCGCGGTCGGGTTACCGGGTCTGCCATGACCGCATTGCAGACCTACGTCAAACGTGACTGGTCTGTGATGCCGGTTAACGGTGTATGGATTGGTGATGGTCACAGCATGAAGATGAAGGTGGCCCACCCTGACCACGGTCGCCCGTTTACCCCCGAGCTGACGCTGGTTATCGATGGCCGCACCCGCTACGTTGTTGGCTGGAGCCTGGGGCTGGCTGAGAACGTGATCGCGGTGGCTGACGCCCTGCGCCACGGCATCGAGCGCCACGGTGTTCCTTTGCTGTACTACTCCGATAACGGCGCAGGCGAAACAGCCAAATTACTGGACGCAGACATTACAGGTATCCTGCCGCGACTTGGGATTGAACACCCGACAGGTATTCCCGGCAACCCACAGGCGCGCGGGATTATCGAACGTCTTAACAAGGAAATTCCGGCCCGCATTGCCCGCAAGTTCGCCACCTACAACGGTAAAGCGGCAGACAAAGAAACTGTGCGCATTACCAGTCGGGGAGTCGATTCGGCCATCAACGCGCTGAATCAGGGCAAAGAACTGAATCCGGTACAAAAATCGGCCATCGCCAAATTGCCGAGCTGGAACCAGTTGATTGACGCCATTGAAGACGAAATCGACGCCTATAACACACGGCACCGTCACAGCGAGCTACCGCGTCGCGCCGACGGCCAACACTACACCGCTGCCGAGTATCGCGCCCTGCTGCTGGAAACGGCAGAGATTGACCGGCTGTCCGAAGCTGAATTGCGCGAAATGTTCCGCCCGCAAGTCAGGCGCACCGCGCAGCGTGGGTGGCTGTCTGTCTTCAACAACCAATATTTCGCCGAGGAACTGATCCGGGTGGATGGTGAGGCGGTGCTGGTTGCATTCGATATTCACGACGCCAGCAGCGTCACCGTTCGTCAGTTGGACGGTACGTTCATCTGCACTGCCATCGTCAATGGCAACACACGCGCCGCGTTCCCGGTTGATTACATAGAGAAAGTTCGCAAAGACCGCCACGCCCGCCGCATGGCGCTGGTTAACAAGAAGGCCGATGAGATCAACGCTGAACTCAACCCGGCGTTGCCCGGCCAGTCCTTTGATTTGAGCGGTTTTATCCCTGCGGAACAACCCGAAGAAGAGCCGATTTTCTTCCTCCAGGCTGACCGCGATGCCTATTTCAGAAAAAAACACGCTGGCAACCACCAGTAACTAATGAGGTGAGTCATGAACTTATGTAATGAATTAGCTGACCTGATTGCCCGCAAAGGCTGGTCGCAAACCCAGGTTGCGCGGGCCATCGGTAAGTCACCGGCCGTCGTCAGCCAGTACCTGCAAAACAAATATACCGGTGACGTGAGCGGTATTGATGAACTGGTCGGCAATCTGATTGTGCGCGAGCGCGAAAAAGAGAAAGGTCAGCGCATTACGCCGCGTTATGTCGAGACAGTCACGTCTGCGCGTGGGATGGAAGTGATCCGCATGGCGCATCTGGATGGCGAAATTAATGTCGTATACGGCGATGCAGGCCTTGGCAAAACCATGATGCTGCGCGAATACGGGGCGCGCTACAGCGATGCAATTCTGATTGAAGCTGACCCCGGCTACACCGCCCGCGTGGTGCTTGAAGAACTTTGCACCCGGCTGGGGTTGAGCAAAAGCGGCAATATGCATGACCTGAGTGACGCCTGCATCGCCGCACTGCACGGCTCCGGCCGTCTGATTCTTGTCGATGAAGCAGAGAACCTGCCTTACCGGGCACTGGAAACCCTGCGCCGCATCCATGACAAAAGCGGCGTCGGCATTGTGCTGGCGGGAATGCCACGGCTGATCATCAACCTGAAAGGCAAACGTGGCGAGTATAAGCAGCTTTATTCCCGCGTCGGTCTGGCGCTGTTCCTGGGTGACGTGCTGCCCGAAGAAGACATCAGCACTATCGCCGTCAGTATGCTGCCGGATGCCAAAAGCCCGGACGTTGGCACCGCGTTGTATTCCGCGTGCCGGGGTAATGCGCGCCGGTTATTCAAGCTGGTGCGCGGCGTCAGCCGTCACAGCGCATTGAGCGGTAATGCCGTCAGTGCCAGCGCGGTGCGCAAATTTGCCGAAATGCTGATTAATTAACGAGGTATTTGCTATGTGCAATTTGCCAATTAATAACCCCGAGCTAATGAAACCCATCAATCGACTGCTGCGGGCCGGAATTAATGTCGTGGATTATCACGATAAATTCCGTCGCCCGATTATTGAAGTCGATCGCCCGTTCGCGGCGTGGGAACCGAAAGCAGTTGAAATCACGGAAACAAAAAACGGTGTACAGCGCATCGTGAAAATGACCATCTGGCGCGGCGCGCACATTATCTGGAGATAAACCGATATGGCTAAAGTGGTAATTAGCATCACCCAGGAAGTGAAAGGGTTTGCTGTTGAATGCAAGGTCGAGCCTGAAAAGGGCGACAGCAATATGGCTCAGGTCATCGCCGTTGCTGTTGGTGCCGGTCTTGCCGGTCACGTTAACGAGAAAGTCCGTAACGCAATTGAAAAAGTCAAAAAGGAGAAAAAGCATGTCCACTAAACAATTCACCGAGAAAGCGGCAGCGCCTGGCTACTGGGTTGACGCCAAGGGTGTACTGACGCCGGAACATCTGATTAAGCCTATCGACGTGGCCCGTGATGAACTGGTTGCGGAGCTTGTTGGCCGCGCGCTGGCAGTGAACGCAGCCCTGGCTGAATTTAAGATGACCGGGTTTGCGGATATCGCTGCGTTTGTGGCTCTTTCCGGGGGTGAGTACGGCGTCAACCTCGGCGGCAAGAAAGGCAACGTCACGCTGTACAGCTATGACGGGCGCTACAAGATTCAGCGCGCAATGCAAGACCGCATTGCGTTTGACGAACGCTTGCAGGCGGCTAAGGCGTTGATTGATGAGTGCCTTTCGGATTGGGTGGAAGGCGCACGCCCGGAGATCCACGCGATTATCAACCGCGCTTTTCAGACTGAAAAGGAAGGTGAGGTCAATACTGGTGCGGTGCTGGCCCTGCGGCGTTTAGAGATTTCTGATGAACGCTGGCAGCGGGCGATGGACGCCATTGGCGAGGCTGTTCAAGTCGTTGGTAGCCGTTCTTATATCCGTGTCTATGAGCGAATCGGCGACTCTGACCAGTACCGTCCGATTCCACTTGATATTGCCGGGGTGTGACATGGGTGCAGATGAGTTCAATAAAAAATATGCCGTCGGGCATTCCTTTATGTATTGCCCCAACCCGATATTGCGCGGCGGGAAGATAGTAAAAACGGCTGATATTGCGCGTGATTTTAATTGCGGTGCGATTGTTGAAATTAATCTGGAGCCGTATTTCGTCAAAATCGATACGTTGAAATCAGCGCAGTAATTTAAACCGAAATTAAAACATCTTTAAAAATGGCGTAAACCCGCCGGGGCTGGTTTACGCCTAAATCTGAGGAAATGAGAATGTCAGATATTAAGGTTAAATGCACACGATGCAGAAATCAGCATATGAAATCTGAACGCAAATTAACGCCTGGCTATTTCGGCAAAATCGCCGTGTCTCACTCGGTATGCCCGCGCTGTAGCTGTAAAAGCTGCTTAGATATGACGCCACAATTCGCGTGGTGCTGGGCTAGCGGGCTAATTGAAATCGGTGATGAATTACCTGCCGATAACCCGGACGGCTCCGGCGTCATTCAAATCGCTACCGGGCCTAAGTCTGCATTACAGGGCTTTCTCGGCGTTGTTGCGCGTCATGGCAAAGGTGATAGCGCTGGAAAACTTCTGGTTCCCGGAGTGCCGGAAGCGGTGGGTGGTGATGCGGCAATCGATGCGTTGAAAAAATGGTTAGCGTGGTGTGAATCAAAAGGCGGTGCAAAGCGAAACGGTATTCAAATGGTATTGGGCGGGAGGGCTGAATAATGTCTATCTCCCATCTTGATGTCTCCGTCCGCTATAGCAGCGGCACATATATCGCCCGTAACAGCGGCAAAACCGCGTCATGCACACACAGCCCGGATGTTGCAGTGAAAAACCTGGGCGCAAAGATTTTCGGCGCGCAGCAGCGGCTGATTATCACAGCGTTGCACCCGGTGTCGTACACAAAACCCGGCGTGTATCGCATCAGCCCCGACCCGTCTCAGATGTGCCGCCAGTGTGGTTGTACCTGGTATGACGCGTGTCAGCCAGGTTGTCACTGGGTTGAGGACGACCTGTGCAGCGCGTGTGCAGGGAGGGCTGGCTAATGCCAATCGTCAGCAGTTGTGAATACCAGGATAACGGCGCGCGCCGTGTCTACTCGCTGAGTGACGGCTCTCGCGTCAATGAGCGCCCGGCGCTGCCGGGCAAATCCCGCTTTGAGTATTTCGACGCGCGCGGTTCCCGCGTCTACAAGGCATCAATTCAGCGCGAAATGAAACGCGCCGTTGAGAAACATAAAAAACTCTGGAAGGTGTCATGATGAATAAAAATAACCTGGCGCGCGTGCGTGCCAACCTGTTCTTACTTGACGACTTTATTTGTCATAACCCGGATTTGGGTAACGAGTGGCTGAACCTGTTAGCCGATTGCCGCGATGAAATCACAGCGCTGCGTGCGCAGAGTGACAACGTCGATCAGCGGGCGCGCTGTGTTGTGGATACTCATTCGGTCGAATGCCGCCTGACGCGCTTTGAGTCATTCGGCAATACGGCTGGCATCGGCCTGACGCTCAGGCATAACAACGGAAGCACAATGCTTGAGCAACATGTCACGCTGTCAAAAGCCAGTGATGGCCGCTGGCAACCGACTATCGTGCTTGAGAATTTTCCAGGTGCTGAGACACCCGCCGGAGCCTTGTTCCAGCTGTCGGATTGGCTTTTACGCCTGGGGCTGGCATCGCAAATCACGCTTGACGTGGAATCGCGGCTGGAGGCGCTGACAGAATGAAAATTGATATCAGTAATACCCGGCTGGAGGTAATCGGTTTTGGTTCGGTTCCTGCCAGCGCCGAAGAATCGCGGACAATGGCGCGTTATATATTGGAACTGTACACCCATCCAGCCTCATCAGTAGAGCTGGACAACGGTGAAGCGCTGATGACGCCGCTATTCAGAGAATGGCGCAAGGTGTCGAGTGGGCAGCCTGAATTACCTCTTGGTGAGATTGCTGAATACTGGGTTTGTTGGAAGGGGCAAAACGACGGCGTGCTGCGTGTTTCACAAGCCAAATACATGAACTGCCCATGCAGTGGAGATGAGGAAACTCTTCCCGACTGGGTAATGTATACCGATGATGGCGACCCGTTTAATGCTGTTGGCTGGCATGAGCAGTACTCTCACCCTGAATACACGGCCTATTATGCCCCATTTGAGCGTGGTGAAATCATCGCTTATACGCCACAAGAAAGACCACCTATCCCCAATTTCTTGCCTGAAGAGGTGAAGTCATGACTAAACTCAACCCAAATCAGCAAAAAGCGGCGCGCCAGCGCCGCCAGTCAGCGAATAGCTCAATCACAAAGGAGCAGTGGGCGCAGATTAAAACGGAGTTACAGAGCTATTTTTGCCACATTGAATTTAAGTATGGCGACACGGTAATTACTGTCGCTCGTGAGCGTGACGGCGAAAGCCGGACTGTGCTGGCTGTTTATTTTGACGGAACAATGCGCGGTGCATGGGGGAGTGAAAAAAGCGAGGTTTACAACCCCATCACCCGTCTGTTCTGGTGTGAAAAGAAAAAGCGTCTTTACTCTGCGAAGCGGGCGGCACAACTCGAAAAGGAAATCGGAAAACGCAGAGCTAAGGAACACTTTCCTGATTTACATGATTCGTATAGCTATTGGTTGCCATTCTTCTCCAGCTCAACCAGCCTTATTCGTCAGTTCAAAAAGGCCGAGGGGTTGACGTGGGTTAATAACGCTGGTGGTGCTGATGATGCAAGCTAAACCACAGACGAACCGGGCGCTTATCGGCGCAGTAAAGGCGGGTCAGGCATACTTAAAATGGGATGATGAAACGTACCGCGCTGTACTGGCGCGGTTAACCGGTAAATCATCCGCTACGCAATGCAGTATGCAGGAACTCGAAGCTGTTAAAGCGTACATGCACACACAGGGTTACCCGCGCCGGGTCAGGAATCACGGTCGTAAGCCTAGTGTGCCAGCCAGTAAAAAGGCCGTTCTCAGCAAGATTGAAGCGCTGCTAACCGACGCGGGTCGGCCGTGGGCTTACGCGGAGACTATGGCGCAACACATGTTTGATGTACGATACGTGGACTGGTTAGATGTACAGCAGCTAACAAAACTCATGCAAGCGTTGATTATCGACGCTAAACGACGCCGTAAACCCAACGGGGAATAATCATGGAACTGGAGCGCGTAGCCGGGCTGCTGCCCGATGTTGTCCTGCAAATTGCTGACCTTATCGGCTTCCCTGCTACCGCTCGGTTGATTGAACGGTTCGGTGGAACGACATTCCCTATCGGCAAGGGCATCCACGCGCTCGGCGCTGCCAGGGCGGAGCTGTTGCGCGAAACCATCGGCGCTGCCAGGGCGGAGCTGTTGTCGAAGACCTTCGGCGGCGATATTGTTTACCTGCCACGCTGCGCCGCCGCGCTGCGTGAGCTGCGTAATCAGCGTTTTATGCACGATTTGAACAAAATGACAGAGAGCGGAACATCAATAACGATGGCGATGTCCCGGCTTTGCCCTGACTATGGATTTTCAGACCGCCTGGCGTGGGAACTGGTACGCGAAAGCAAGAACCCGGTAACACATCAGCAGCAAAGTCTTTTTTGAGGAGGGTTTTATTACGATGAAATGCGGAACGTTAAACGCCATTATCTTGGGGTGTATTACTCTTAGCGCTTCTGCTTTAGCCAATTTCAAGCCGGAAGGTAATGAAAAATCGGCTATTGCAGAAGCTATCAAGGATGGTTATCAGACCCAGCGAAATCTTGCTTTTAACTATCGGACGGGGAGAGGTAAGCCGGGTGGTGCGGATTACATCCCTAAAGATATGGTTAAGGCTTGTGCGTGGCGAAAAATTCTACTCATTTCCAATCCAGGTAAGGTTGACGGCTCAGACCCGACGAATGAGCGGTATGAGTGCAGCAAACTTAACTTTAAACAGGATGAAGATGTCTGGCGTATTGTGCACCAGTACTTGCCACTAATTAATGATGCAAAATTAAAGGGTGAATACATGGTTGACAAGGAGACAGACGAGCCGGGCGAGCTGCAAATCATTGATGTTGAGTAACCCACTGAACCCCATCAAATTATAAACATCCCTCATCAATCAGACACTGACACCACTTTTTACACACAACAAAGCTGGTGTCATGTCTTTAATCACAGTAGAGCAGTTCCAGCGCGCCGCCGGTGTTAAAGCCGAGATTGCCGAAAAATGGCATCCGCACATCGTCGCAGCGCTACAGCAGTTCGATATCACTACCCCGCGCCGCATTGCCGCATTCATCGCTCAGACGGGCCATGAATCCGGTGGTTTCACTCGCATTGTCGAGTCGTTCAACTATTCCATTACCGGTCTTGCCATTTTTTCGCAATTGACAGTCGCGCAGCGTGAGGCGCTGGGGCGTCACGCTGATGAGCGCGGCCTCCCGGTAGAGCGGCAGCGTGCCATAGCAAACCTGGCATACGCTGGCCACCTGGGTAACAAGTCCCCCGACGATGGCTGGAAATTCCGCGGACGCGGCCTTATCCAACTCACCGGCCTTGATAATTATTTGTCCTGTGGCCGCGCCCTCGGTATTGACCTGATCACTTCCCCGGAGCTGCTGGAATCCCCGCAATACGCTGCGCTGTCTGCGGGTTGGTTCTGGTCTGAAAACAAGCTGAATTCGCTCGCGGATATTGGCGACATCGTGAAAATCACGCGCCGCATCAACAGTGGCATGATCGGGCTGGCTGAGCGTCAGGCGCTGTATAAACAAGCCCTCCGGGCAGTGGGGGCGGCATGAAACTCAGCGACCTTGTCACTAATCCGAAATCCGGCCGTCTTTCCACGTCCGACACCATTGTTTTCATCGCGTTCCTGGCGACGACCGGTGTGCTGCTGTTCTGCACGTACACCGGCAATCTCACCGAATGGCTGTTTGTGGCGTATCTCGCCGCATGGGTTACGCAGTCGCAAGCCTCTAAACATCACGCAATCAAACGTGACCAGACCACGCAAACCGGAACAGACACGAATGCAGGAGGTCAGCCGTGAATACTGCCATTCTCCAGTTCCTGCGCGCCGCATGGCTGCCGCTGGTGTTTATCGTCGCTGCCGCTGGTGTCGGGTACAACACCGGGCATCAGGTCGGGTACAACGCGGGCGTCGCATCGCAGCGTGATGAAAACCAGCAACTGACCCTAAAAAACGAACAACTGGCGGCACAAGTGCTTGCCGCAGAACAGGAAAAACGTCAGGCCGCAGAAAGACAGGTCGCTGCGCTGCAACAGGCGCAGGCAGACGCGACGGCGCAGCGCGTCCGGGCGGATGAACTGGCCGTTGAGCTGCTGGATGTGAAAACGGAACTGACGAAAACGACGCAAAAACTGAAAAAGGGGATCGACCGTGCAGTTAAAAATGATTCTAACGCTTTTACCGGCATTGGCCCTGACAGCCTGCGGCTCTACCGCGCCGGTCTTGGCTACGCCGACGACGCAGTCGGTATGTCCGACGCCACCGGCGGAACTGCTGTACATCCCACCGATGCCGCCCGCCCCGGACGCGGACTCTCCCCCGCAGGGCTTTTGAATCACGCCGCTGATTACGGTGCGTGGTGCCTGACCTTGCGCGGGCAACTGGAAAAACTGAACGCCTATTACAAAGGGGGCAAGGACAAATGACCCCGGAATGGGTTTTGGGTGTAGCGATGACACTGATATCGGCGTTATTTGGCCTGGTCGTTCGCGGACTGAGCGATGCGCTGAAATCGCTCCGGGCCGACGTTGAACGCATCAAAACGGACTATCAGCGCCGCGACGATGCCCGGCGCGATCACGAGTCTGTAATGGATACGTTGCGCGATTTGAAGAGCACTATCGATCGGATTGATAACAAACTGGACAGGAAAGCAGATAAATGAAGGCACGACAAAAGCGCCGCGTGCGTCGCGTAGCAACAGTAACAGCCGCTGATTCTGCGGCGTTGAGCAATATCTCGAAACGGCTGGATGCACTGCAAATCCCGGCACCGGCGATTGATGGGCTGGCGGATATCTCCGCGCAGTTAACAAGAATTGAGCATCGCATGGACACTATCGAGTCCGCCGCCGTTCGGCGCGGTGCAATTGCCGGTGGTGTCGCGGGCGGCGTGGCGGGTGGGCTGATTACTACGGCAATTTTGCTGATCAAAGCGCGGTTGGGTTTGTAATGGCGCACCCGCAGGAAGTCAAAGACAAACTCCGGCGCGCGTACATTTTCGGCCAGATGTCGCTGGAAATAGCCGCTGCGCAATCCGGCGTCGCGTTCGGCACGGCTCGGCGCTGGAAAAAAGACGCGCAGGACGTAGGGGATGACTGGGACAAGCTGCGGGCCGCGCATGTCATGGCGGGCGGTGGTCTTGAGGACATTGGCCGCGCCGTGCTGACGGGGCTGGTAACGCAGTACCAGACCACACTTGAGATGCTCAACGGCGCGGCAGATATCCCGCCGCGGGCTCGTGTCGAGCTGCTTGCCAGCCTGGCGGATGCGTTTAACAAAGCGACGTCCGCAAGCAGGAAAATCCTGCCCGAAACTAGCCAGCTTGCGGTCGCGCTGGATGTGTTGCAGCGGCTCAGTGCGTTTGTCGCTGAGTCACACCCGCAACACCTGGCAGCGTTCGCTGAGATTCTGGAGCCGTTTGGCAAAGAGATGGAGCAGCACTATGGCTAATCATCATGAGCCAGTGAAAGAGCGTAATGCATTGAGTCAGCGCGTTATTGCTGCACTGCGCAACGAGTTCACCGAAGACGAGTTAAACCAATTGGGTTTCCCGGAAGCGATGTGGCTGGCAATGCAGGTGATATGCGGCCCCGGTGGGGCCGCTCAGGTTATTCGCTTGTCTCAGATTCATCAGTGACCTCCCGGGTCGCTTGGCAAGGGGTAGAGGACTATGGCTGACAAACTGATCCGCATAAACCATGAAAACGCCGTTATGGCGAGTCAAATCACACGTATCGAGCGCGGGTGTTACGGTGACATTTTTATCTGGGCCGATGGCGTAAAACACCATTTCTTGCCGGAATATGGTGAATCGACGTATGCCGCTGAGGCGCGCATTATCAACGAGATTAACGCGGCGTTAAGCGGGGATTAAATGGCGCGTAATCAGCTCGTCAGCAAGAAAGACTTTCTACAAGGGCTGGCAGACCTGGCTGCCAGCCTGCGGCGCACGATTGAAGCCGAAAGCGTCGGCTTTGACCCGTCGGCAGACGCGATAGCCGAGCGGCGCGCCCGCGTTCTCGACCCCGTTGGCGGCTACGTCTATTTTGTTGAGCACTATTTTCCGCACTATGTACGCCATGCAGACAAGAGCGAACTGCATAAATATCTGTTCGCCCGTCTGCCGGAGATTGTCGCCAGCACGACCAGCGAGAATGACGCCATCGCCGCGCCACGCGGCGAAGCGAAATCAACGCTGGTCAGCCAGCTATTTAACATCTGGTGCATTGTCTGTGCGATAAAGCATTACCTGGTTATCGTCATGGACTCGATTGACCAGGCGTATCCGATGCTTGAGGCCATAAAAGCCGAGCTGGCTTACAACCCCCGGATTGCAATGGATTTCCCCGAGGTGGCGGGCGGCGGGCGCGTCTGGCAGGCAGGAACCATTGTCACGCGCAACGATATCAAGGTGCAGGTCGCGGGCAGCGGTAAAAAACTGCGTGGCCTTCGCCACGGCCCATACCGCCCCGATTTGGTGGTGCTGGATGATATCGAGAACGACGAACGGGTGCGCAGCCCGGAGCAGCGCGACAAGCTGGATAACTGGCTCAAAAAGACCATTCTGCCGCTCGGCGGGGCGGGCGCGAAGTTCGATGTCATCTACATCGGCACCATCCTGCACTACGATTCCGTACTGTCCCGGACGCTGAAAAATCCACTGTGGAAGACGGCGCGATTCAAGGCGATTATCCAGTGGCCGGTCAATATGTCGCTCTGGGATGAATGGGAAGAAATCCTGCGCAATAACGACGATAAGGGCCAGTGGCTGGCGAACGCGTTCTATCAGCAGCATAAGGCCGAAATGGACGAAGGCGCGGTGGTGTCATGGTCGGCCCGGCCTATTCTGGCCCTGATGCTGATCCGCGCCCGCGACGGCCACTCAACATTTGATTCAGAGTACCAGAACGACCCGGTGAGCGGAGAGGATGCACCCTTTGCCAACTGCATTACGTTCTGGGTCAATCGTCTTAATGAGTGGATCTTCCTCGGCGCATGTGACCCCAGCCTTGGGCGTGCTGGTGGCAAGCGTGACCCGTCTGCACTTCTTGTTGGTGGGTTTAACCGCCATACAGGCATTCTGGATGTCGTTGAGGCGGCAATCCGTAAGCGCGTTCCTGACAAAATTATCTCGGACATCATCGAATTGCAGCGCATCTACCGCTGTTTGTGCTGGTCTGTTGAGGCCGTCCAGTTCCAGGAATTCTTACGCACGGAGCTGGTGAAGCGCAGCGCGGCCACCGGTATCCCGGTTCCCGCTCGCGGTGTGACGCCGAACAGCGACAAAATTCTGCGCATCGAATCGTTGCAACCGCACATGGCTAATGGGCTGATACGCCTGCACCCCAGCCAGTCAACGCTGATTGACCAGCTCAGGCATTTTCCTATGGCTGATCATGACGATGGCCCGGATGCGCTGCACATGCTGTGGGCACTGGCTGTGTCCGGGTTCGCCGCATTTTCGTTTACTCCCGTCCCTCGCAATAACGCTCCGGATTCTGATGACCGGGACACCGGTTTTAACCGCGCCGGTGTTGTGGGGCATGGCTTTGGTTCAGGAGGTTGGTAAGTGGCACAGATAGTTGACCAGTTCGGTCGCCCGTTTAACAAAGAAGTGCTGGACGGCCCGCAGACTGCAAGAACAGCGCAAATTCAACGGCACTGGCCTGAGCATCCGTCGCGCGGGCTTGATATTCGCCGTTTGCCGCGCATCCTGGAAGCGGCCGAGCGTGGTGATATCGCCGCGCAGGCCGACCTGTTCGAAGATATGGTCGAAAAGGATGGGCACATATTTTCAGAGATGGCGAAGCGCAAAAACGCGCTGTTGGGTCTTGACTGGAGTATTGAGCCGCCGGTGAATGCCAGCGAGGCAGAAAAGAGCCAGGCGGCGATGGTGACGGAGTGGATGCACGGCATCCCGGACATTCATGATTTGATCTTAAATGCGGCGGACGCCATCGGGCACGGATTCTCCGCGCAGGAGATAGAAAAGTGGGATAACGAAGGCAATGTGTGGTTGCCCATTAAGACCGTGCTACGCCCACACCGCTGGTTTTGCACTAACCCCGAAATTGACGATACCGTGCGGCTGGCCGACGGCACAATGAGCGGCGCGGAACTGTGGCCGTTCGGCTGGCTTGTTCATGCGCATAACGCCAAGTCGGGCTATATCGCACAAGCGGGGCTGTATCGGGTTTTGGTCTGGCCGTACCTTTTCAAGAATTTCAGTCTGCGCGATTTCGCTGAATTCCTTGAAATCTACGGCCTGCCCGCCCGAATCGGCACGTATCTGGCGAGTGCAACAGAAGAAGAGAAAAACCGGCTGTTGTATGCGCTGGTTACACTCGGTCATGATGCGGCCGGTATTGTCCCGGAGGGTACAAATATCAGGTTTGAGTCTGCTGCTAACGGCCAGGCCGAGCCGTTTATGTCGATGATCGACTGGTGCGAACGCACGGCCTCGAAAGTGATACTGGGCGGCACGCTGACAAGTCAGGCTGACGGCAAAACGTCAACAAACGCACTCGGCAACGTTCATAACGAAGTGCGGCACGATATCCTGGTTGCCGATGCCCGGCAGTTAGAGGGCTTCTTTAGCAATGTTATATCGATGTTGTTGTCAATTAATGGCTATGCAGTCTCTCGTCGACGTCAGCCCCGCTTTGTGTTTGATACCCGCGACATTGCAGATATCAGCACGTTCTCTGCGGGCATTAAAACGCTGGTCGATGCCGGGTTGAAAAGCATTCCTGTGTCGTGGGTGCATCAGAAAATGGGTATCCCCGTCCCGAAAGATGACGAGCCGATACTAACGCCTGCCCCAGCAGTGACACCAGCCGCTGCGCTCTCGTCTCGCCCGTCGCCGTACCGGTCGTTTGCGGCGCTCAGTACCACGGGTGTCGATGATATCAGCGACCCGGCACAGATAGCGCTTGATAACGCACGCTCAACGCCGGAGGCGATTAACGACGCGATGCACGCGCTGATAGCGCCACTGATAGCCGCGCTACAGCAGGGACAGACGCCGGATGATGCACTGGACATTATCGCCGCCAGTTACCCGGCACTGGATGACGCCCAGTTGCAGCAACTGCTTTCCCAGGCCTTGTTTGTGGCGGACGTGTGGGGGCATTTGAATGCCGACAAATAGCGTCGATCTGGCGTATGCCATCGGCCTGAAACCCGAGGAAGCGATCCGTTATTTTGAATCGAAAGGCTACGCCATCGGTTTCAACTGGCATGATGTCGAAGCGCGCACACACGCTACCGCGTTCACCGTCGCCGGTATCCTGAAACAAGATGTGCTTGAGGACATCCGGGGTGGATTAAATCAGGCATTAACGAATGGGGAGACGCTGGAGCAGTTCCGGCGTCGCTTAACGCCCGTTCTCGAGCAAAGGGGCTGGTTTGGGCGTGGACTTAAGGCTGATGAAGACGGCGTGCTGGAAGGCAAGAAGCTGACGCCGCGACGCCTCAAGACCATCTTTGAAACCAATATGCAAGCCGCCTATAACGCCGGGCGCTATGAAGAGCAGATGGCAAACGTCGCGTTTCGGCCTTATTTTCAGCGCGTCGCTGTCATGGATACGCATACGCGCCCAAAACATGCGGCGCTTAATGGCTACACGGCGCGGGCCGATGACCCTGTCTGGCGGTTTATGTATCCACCGGACGGCTATCATTGCCGTTGCCGCATTCGCGCCCTGTCTCAGTCTGATGTCGATACACGCAACATCACTATTCAGCACAGTGAGATTATTGAAGTCGAGCAAGCATGGGGGCCGAATGACTCCAGAAAAGTCCCGGCCATTCGCTGGAATGGTGAGCTATACACCGCCGATGCGGGTTTCGGCCACAACCCCGGACAAGGTTATCTTGCTTCACTCGGACAGCGCTTGCTTGAGCGTTCAGCGACTGCTGAGCCGCGTCTGGCCGCGCTTGCGGTACAAGAGACACTGAGCAATAAACCGCTGTTAACGGCGGTTTCAAACGACGTTAGCGAGTTTGTGAGTAACACACTGCTTAACAAACAGTCTCGCGGCCAGTTGCGGCATGTCGGCGCGCTGCCGTCAGCCGTCATCGACAGGCTGGCAGAGAAAGGCGCGGCGGTTGAGTCAGCAGTTATTACGCTGACAGACGAGAACCTGTTGCACGCGGTTCGTGATAGCAAAGAGGCGCAGTTGCCTGCCGAGCTTTGGCGGCGTTTGCCGGAGTTTATGCAGTCACCGAAGGCGATCTTGTATAACACGCAGAAGACCGATGCGGCGTTGACCTATGTGCTGGAGCTGCCAGATGCCGCAGGAAAACTGGTGGTGTTTATTGATCGCGAACTCAAAGCCCGCCCGCCAGGCGGCGGAAAGAAAGAGCGGATAAAAACGAATCTGATACGAACAGGCAAAATGCTGGCGAATGATGAATCACTGAAGAATAAAGGGGTTAACGAGTTGCTGTGGGGAAGTCTGGATTAGCGGCGGGATGAATAGCGCCGGACTCGAACCGGATCATGCTCTGACGGTCATGGCCGTAGCAGCAACCGTTACCCATTGGAAACAACTACTCACTCGCCGCTGATTAATTATACATCAGGATAGTCATGAGCAACAGTTACGAGATCAAATACAACATTACCGATTTTGAACGTGGTTTAGGCGAGCTGATACAGCGCCTGGAACACCGCGAGCCGTTGATGCGTGAGCTGGCGGCGGCGATGCATGACGCGGTCGAAGAGAATTTCGCATCGCAGGGTCGGCCTGCCTGGGCGGGATGGAGTCCGCGTTATGCCAAAAAACGCGAGGGCGGGAAGATCTTGCAAAAATCCGGTCGCCTGGCTACCAGCATCAACGAATATTCAGACAATGATAGCGCCACTGTTGGCACAAACGTTGTCTATGCGCGAATTCACCAGGAAGGCGGCACCATCAACATACCTGCCCGCAGCCAGCAGGCCTACTACAGGCAGCACAAAGACGGCAGCGTCGGTAATCGGTTTGTCAAAAAATCCAAATCCAATTTTTCGCAGTGGAACACCATCGGTGAATACAAAATTAAGATAACGGCGCGGCCGTTCCTGCACCTCACCGAGCCAGATGTGGACGGGATGGAAACGACAGCGCAAACCTATTTGCAACGTGTCATTGATGCATAGCGCTGAATGCGTCTGTATGCGGTTATCGCGTTGAATCCACACCATCACAGCATCGCGAGTGCTACAGCGGCGTAAAATCGTTTTTAAACGGGTTTTAAAAACGGTTGCATCCGTTATCATGACCGCATTAACGACCCCGCCCCGCATTATCACCCACTGAACCCCATCACATTATTTCTGTTTTCAGGCTGGCTTACCGTTGCAGCATGAAACTGAAACCGCTTATTGCTGCCTTGTCAGCAGAAATCAATAAAGCCTCGCTCGGCGTCATCCAGTTATTTCCGGCTGGCGAGTTTCGGGCACGCGATGGCCGCCCAACCGAATGCGCCGCATGGATTATGACCGCTGAGTTCGCGCAGGCATTGATCGCTGCCGCTGACGCACAACAGACCCCTTACGTTATCGACTACGAACATCAGACCCTGCGGGCTGCAAAGAACGGTCAGCCCGCACCTGCTGCGGGATGGTTCAAAACGCTGGAGTGGCGTGAGGGTGACGGTCTGTATGCGGTCGATGTTATCTGGACTGACAGCGCGGCGACGATGATCGCCGAAGGTGCCTATCGTTTTATTTCACCAGTATTTTCCTTCGACAAATCAGGCCGCGTCTTGCAACTCCTGCACGCCGCGCTCACGAACACCCCCGCCGTGGATGGCATGGACGAGGTCATGCTGGCCGCAGCCTCACTCCTTGCCGCCACATCATCAACCCAAGAGGACTCTATGGACGAACTATTGGAGCGTCTGCGCTGGATGCTGAATTTGCCAATCACAGCAACGGCAGAAGACATTACCGCCGAGTTAAACAAACTCACTGATCAACTGGCCGCCGCGCCAGCCGGAACGGCAGCGGCCTCCTTTCAGACGCTGTCTGCCACCCCGCTCAGCCTGATTGAAAAACTCACTGCCGATGCGGCATCTGTCGCAGCGCTGACCGCGCAGGTCGCAAACCCTGACCCGGCCAAATGGGTGTCGGTTGAGGTGATGCAGCAGTCTGTTGCAGAAGCACTTGCGACGGCAAACAACAACGTCGCCGCGCTGGCGCAGAAGCAATGCACGGAGCTGATTACGGCTGCGCTGTCTGATGGCCGTTTGCTGCCTGCGCAAAAATCCTGGGCGGAATCTTTGGCTCAATCTTCCCCGGATAGCCTGAAAGCGTTCCTGGAAAAAGCGCCAAAAATCGCCGCGCTGACTACCACTCAAACCGGCGGCCAGCCGCCCGCTGGCGCGCCGAAGAAAGAACCCACAGCACAGGACGAGGTTATCGACCCGGCGATTTGCTCGCTGATGGGCGTTGACCCTGCCGACGTTGCCCAGTTCATCAAGGAGAACCGCAATGAGTGATCGCAACACACCGCACTGCGACGGCGAGCTGTTTGCCGTTCCCGTGGCTGCCAGTACCGAAATTTTTGGCGGGCACCTCATCGCCGCCAATGCCGCCGGTTATGCCGTTCCTGCCACGGCAACGGCAGCACAGGTCACGCTGGGCGTGAGTGACGGATGGATAGACAACAGTACCGGCGCGAATGGGGATGCTGACGCTATCGTGCGTCGCGGTCGTGCCTGGCTGTTTGCCAATTCAACCGCCGATGCAGTGACGCAGGCGCAGGTCGGGCGCGACTGCTACGTGGTTGACAGCCAGACCGTCGCCAAGACCAGCAACAGTAACGCCCGTCCGGTGGCTGGGCGGGTTCAGGCCATCGCTGATGATGGCGTGTGGGTTCTGATTTAAGGAGAAACACTGTGTTAGTGAATGCAGGCAATGTTCGTCAGATTTTTATCAATCTGAAAGCGACGTTCCAGAAAGCCTTTAAGCAGTCATCTACTGACTGGCAAAAAGTCGCCATGCTGGTGCCGTCAACCGGGAAAGAGAACGATTATTCCTGGCTGGCTCGCTTCCCAAAAATGCGCGAATGGATTGGTGATAAGGCGATCAAGTCGCTTGAAGCCTTTAACTACACCATCCGCAACAAAGACTGGGAAGCCACTGTCGAAGTTGACCGCAACGACATCGAAGACGATCAACTTCTTGGCTACGGTATGCAGGCGCAGGCGGCGGGTCAATCCGCTGCTGAACTGCCTGCGGATATCGTCTTTGCGTTGTTGACAGATGGATTTACGAATCTGTGCTACGACGGCCAGCCGTTCTTTGATGTTGACCATCCGGTTGCAGGTCGTTCGGTATCCAATAAAGGCACCAAAGCGTTGTCGGCTGCCTCGCTGGCGGCTGCGCGGGCCAGTTATGGTGCAGCCCGCACCGCATTGCGTGCAATGAAGGACGATCAGGGGGCATCCCTGCGCATTACCCCCGGCCTGCTGGTTGTTCCACCGGCGCTGGAAGATGTGGCGAACTATCTGATGACGGCTGAGCGCTTCCCGGACAACACGCCCAACACGTACAAAGGAACGGCGGAAGTGCTGGTGGTGCCTGAGCTGAAAACCGATACCGAGTGGTTCCTGCTTGATAACGCGCAGTTGATGAAACCGTTGATCTACCAGGAGCGTAAAAAGCCGGAGTTTGTCGAGCAGACGGACTACAGCAACGACAACGTCTTCTCTCGCAAGAAGTTCAGATTCGGTGCCGAAGCGCGAGCCAATGGCGGTTACGGCTTCTGGCAGATGGCCTACGGCTCAACGGGAGTAGACGCATAATGCCAATCCAAATCACAGCACGCATTGAAGGATTTCGCCGCTGCGGCATCGCCCACAGCGCGAAAACACGGACTTATCACGATGACGAGTTCACTGCCGCAGAGCTGGCGACGCTGGAGGCCGAGCCGCAGTTGATCGTCGTGCGTGTCAGTGACGAGCAAGAAACCGCCAGTGATAGCGCGGCGCTGTCCGCCGCTCAGGTGCGCATTGCTGAACTTGAAAAGACGGTGCAGGAACGAGAAGCCCAGTTAACGGCTGCGCAGGACGCCGTTGCGGCGCTGACGGCTGAGCGTGATGCGCTCCATGCTCAGTTAGCCGCAGCGGCAACGGCAGATGACGGCAAGGCGAAGAAATAATGTACGCGACCCGCGATGACATTGTGCTGGCGTTCGGTGAGCGTGAGTGTGTTTCGCTCACTGACCGGGATTTCGCCGGTGAAATCGACGATGACGTACTGACTGGCGCGCTGACCCGCGCCAGTGCCGAAATCGACAGCTATCTCGCCGGGCGTTACCCCGTTCCGTGGAATGACACACCTCGTATTTTGGTTGGCCGCTGCTGCGATGTTGCCAGGTATCTGCTGTGTGGGTCAGGCCAGATGACAGATGAAATCCGGGCGCGTTACGAAGATGCGATTCGTTACCTGGAGCGCGTCGCGGACGGTCGCATCACGCTCGGTCGTCTGCCGTCAGGCGACGTGGTTCAGCCATCAGGAACCAGCACGACATTTACGTCGGCCGGGCGTTGTTTCGGTCGGGATTCAACGGGTGGGGGTGCATTTTGAACACCATCAAAGACATTGAGCTGGCAATTATTGACCGACTCAGGCGCGGGCTCGGGCGGATTGCGCCGACAGTGTGCTCTTACGGCGGCGAGCTGGACGGCGAACCGGCTGAAATCACCCGCGCGATGCCAGCCTGCTGGGTCACGTTCGGCGGTATACAGAAGACTGAAAACGCGAACATCGGGAAGCGTAAATACAAAACACACGGCCGTTTCGTAGTGATTGTCGGTGAACGCAGCGTGCGCAGTGAAGAAGCGTCACGCCACGGTGGTGCGCGTCTTGACGAGGTCGGCACCTACCGGATGGTGACGGCCGTTCGCCGCCTGCTGTCAGGGCAGGATATGGCCGATGCCGGTCTGCGTATCCAGGCGCTGATGCCTGGGCGCGTGCGGACGCTGTTTAACGCGAGCCTGAAGGACAACGCGCTTTCGGTTTTTGCGTGTGAATTCGACACGGCATGGATGGAAGAGGCGCTGGAAAACGGCAAGTGGCCGCTTTCTCGTGTGGCTCCCTTCCACCCTGACAGCGTTTTCAACGGCTACGCAGGACAGGCTAGCGAAGACGACCCGGACTGGCTGAGAACACACTTTAGCTACGACATTCCACAGACCCCGGCCCGGCCGGATGCAGAGGACATCATCCATGTCACAGATAACAGTTAAGGCAGCTACCGGCGTGCGCGTGCCGCGTGAAGAAAATGCCAGGCGTTACATCACCGATGATACGGAGGTGCAGGTAGAGCGCACGGCGTATTACCTGCGACAGATAGCGGCGGGCGACCTGCTGGAAGTCAAGCCGGTGGTGTCCGGGCCGAATGTGAAGACCAAAGCGGAGGCAAACAACGATGGCCAGCCCTAATGTCACGTTTTACGAAATTCCCGGTAGCACACGCAAACCCGGCCGCTATTTCGAGTTCAATACCCGTCTGGCGGTGCGTTCGCTACCGGGCAATCAGCAAACAGTATTGATGCTGGCTCAGATGCTGCCGACCGGCACACAGCCGCCATTAACGGCCGTCGATGTGTATTCGTCAGACGAGGCTGAAACCTATTTCGGCGCGGGTTCGATGGCACATCTGATGGTGGTCAGTGCGCTGACCTGTTACAGCTACCTGCAATTACAGGTTATTGGCATCAGTGATGCTACCGGGGCGCAGCCCGCTACGGGCACGGTCACAGTGACAGGCCCGGCCGCCGGTAACGGCACGATGAGTGTGTGGGTTGGGACAACCCGTGTCAACGTTGCAGTGTCAACCGGTGACACCGCTGCTGCTATTGCAACTGATATGGTGGCGGCGCTGAATCAACAGGCGGCGCTACCGGTGACGGCGGCGGCGTCAGGCGGCGTCATTACGTTCACGGCCAAAAATAAAGGCGCGGCGGGTAATGAAATTGTGCTGCGTGCAACGGCAACTGCGTCGGGCGTCAGTGTTGCAGCAACAGCAATGACCGGGGGCGAAATTAACCCGGACATCGCACCCGCGCTGGCACAGGTGTTCTCAGCCGGTCATAACATCATCGTCTGCCCGTATGCCACACAGGATGTGCTAACCGAGCTGCGTTCGCACCTGGACAATGCCTCCGGGCCGCTGGAGCAACGAGGTGTTATTGGCGTCACTGGCTGGAAAAATTCACTGTCAACAGGTATCACGCTGACGTCCAGCATTAACGCGGGACGGATTACGGCGGGCTGGCACCGCGACTCTGTCTGTACCGTTGCACAAATCGCGGCTGGGTATGCCGCAATGGTGGCGAGTGAAGAAGACCCTGCGCGGCCGCTCAACACCCTGGCAATGTCGGCGCTTGACGTGACCGCGCTGGCGTCACGCCCGATGCGCACCGAGCAGGAAAAGGCGCTATACAACGGCCTGGCACCGTTCGAAATCGGCCCCGGCGACACGGTGCAGATAGTGCGTGCCATCAGTACCTATACCAAAAGCGCCGCCGGTATTGACGATGTGGCTCTGCTGGATATCACAACCATCAGAACGCTCGACTATGTGCGTAAAGCGTGCCGTGAGCGCATCACGCTGCGTTTCCCGCGCGACAAGCTGAGTTCCCGTACGCCTGCAAAGGTTCGCAGTGAGTTACTGGATGTGCTCTACAAGCTGGAAGAGCTGGAGATCATCGAGAACGTCGATGCGAACAAAGACGCGCTGATTGTTGAGCGTGATTCGCAAGATATGAACCGCCTGAATGCTGCCATCCCTGTTGATGTTGTGAATGGGCTGCATGTGTTTGCGGGCCGTATCGACCTGTTGCTGTAACTGACGGAGAAAAACAATGGCTATTGAGGAATACGTCGGGTCAATCGTTCTTGAGATTGACAGCCGTGAGCTGGAATGTACTGACCTGAAGGTCACATCGAAGACAGGCCGCAAGCTGGTCAAAACCATGAACAAAACCGGGCGTGCGAAGGGCTTCGCTCGGGGTATCGCTGAATATCAGCTTGCGGCAACAGTGGTGATTCCGCTTGACGGTGATTTGGATTGGGATGGTATGGAGGGTGTGAAAATCACGCAATACCCGCTGTCCGGGTCGGGCGGTAAACGCACCACGTACATGGACTGTTTCACGACGGACGTCGGCGCGCAGTATTCGACAGACAACGAAGCGAAGCGTGATATCACGTTTCAGTGTCTGCGTGTGGTGGAGGAATAAATGGCTCAGTTACTGCACGGAATTGAAATCGACGGCCAGCTTCACTTTGAATTCAGCGCCCGCCTGCCGGTGATTGGCGACACTGTTGATGCGCTGGCTGTGACGCACGACGCACGCGGTACGACAACTGGCCCGGCCGCGTCGCTGTTCTATCGTGTTGCAGTCACATCCAGCGTGCTGACGCTGCCGGGTGTCGATGCTGAAAAAATCACGCCGGAACTGCTGCTGGAGCAGTTGTCTGACGATGATTTTGATGTGATTGACGCGGAGATTGAAAACATCAAAAAAAAGCGGATGCGCGAGAATCCCAGCTTGCCGGATACAGAACCGCCGTCCTCGCCCTCGGCCGCTACGGCATCACAGAAGCAAGAATAGCTGCTATGACCCGCCCGGAACTGGACGGGTATCTCAACGCACTGGCCGTTCTGAACGGCGGCAAACCTGCCGCCGATAAGCAACAGTCAGGTAGCAACACACGCGTTATTAAGTCGATGAGAAAGAAACGCAACAAAAGAGGCAAATAAATGGCGCGCAATCTGCAACTGGCGTTAACGCTGACCGCGAAAGACACTGGCTCTCAGGTGCTGAGAAAAGCGATGGCCGACGCGGTGACCGCGACGAAAAATGCTGAACGGGCATCAACGGAACTGGCTGCCACGCAACAGAAAGCAAGCAGCACGGGTATTCAGGCATCGCGCGCACTGGTGTCTGAGTTTCAGCGTGCTGCAAACGCCAGAGAAACGCTCGGCATTCGTTCAGAACGGCAGATACAGCGCGAGATACAGCAGACGATGGCGGCTTACAACCGGCTGACGCGTAGCGGCATGTTGTCAGCGAATGATCAGCGGCGGGCATTTGCAGCGATGACTGAGCAGTTGACGCGGCTGCGCACGGAGCTGAACGGTACGGCTAGCGCGATGGGTAAGTTCGAACGGTTGCGTAATGCAGGGTCGAATGCGGCGGCTATGGCGGGCGGTGTTGCTACAGCTGTGGCGGTGATTAAAGACCCGGTTAAGCGACAGATGGCGTTTAACCGCCGTAATGCTGAGATTGCGAATACTGCGTATAACAAGCTCTCTCCAGAAGAACGAATCCAGAAAATCCCTGTTATTAACAATGCAATCAGAGAGGCCGTGCGGTATGGCGGTGGAACACCGGAATCGGCGCAATCAACGTTGAATACGTTGTTTGCGGGTGGGCTGGATGATGATGTCGCAATAAAGATGCTGCCTGACATTACCAAGAATGCAACTGCGTCAGGAGCTAACCCAGAGGAATTAGCCAAAATTGGTATCGGTGCGATAAAAAATTTCGGCATAAAACTGGAAGACCTCCCCAAAGTGTATGACAAGGTGATCCGCTCGGGTGAGAACGGGAAGTATGAACTGTCGGACATGGCGGGCTCCCTGCCGAAAACAATGTCTAAGGCGAACGCAGTAGGCATGTCAGGGCTGAATGACCTGGATAAGTTGCTGGCGATGCTACAGGCTAATGCTGAAACGGCGGGAGAGAATGGCGCGGCATCAACCAATGTTGACAACCTGCTGGATAAATACACCAGTTCGGATACCCAAAACGCACTCAAAAACTACAAGTTCCGAATTAAAGGTGGCAAGCCATTGGGTTATACAGATTACATGGCTCAAAAACGATTGCAGGGGGTGAGTGCATCAGATGCGTTTACAGAGGCCATTGATGGGATTGTGTCTGGCGATAAGCGCGTTCAGCACCTGCGGGCCGAAGCAAAAAAATATAAAGGCACTGATAAAGAAAAGGATATTTTAGCGGCGCTAGATGTCGTCGTTTCGTCTATTACATCAAAGATTGTTGCTGACCAGCAAGCGGGGATGGCACTCAAAACCAGTATTCTGAAACGAGACTTCATCAAAGAGCAAATCGCGGGGACGAAGGATGCAGATGGTGCGGGGGCCGCATCATTTGAGGTGGTGTCCTCAACACCTGACTATAAGTCGCAGCAATTTGAATCAGAAAAAATATTCTCTGAACAGGATGCAATGAAGCCTGTCGCAGATGGGTATGCAGACCTGATTACAAAACTAACAAAATACGCTAGCGAATATCCCGCTCTGACAACAGCACTGTCTGGGGCAACCACGGGGATTAAGGCGATGACCGGCGCAGCAATGGTGTTCGCTGGTCTGAAATTTCTGTCTGGCGGTGGTGTCTCTGCGCCACCCGTACCCGGCCCGGTTCCGGGTAGTGGTACGCCAACGCCTGCGGGGGGCTGGATGGCGCGCTTCGGTGGTATTGGCCGTCTGGCCGGAAAAGTCGCGGCACCGTTCATGGTGTACCAGGCGGCGCAGGATGCGCCACTGGTTCAGGTTGAGCGCGGTGATGCGGCCGCGCGTGAGCGGCTACAAAAGAGCAACTACAAAAGCGACACTGAACGCATGAAAGACGTGCTCAAGGCGCAGCCTGGCGCGTTGGATGCGTGGGATGAAGTCAAAGCATGGTGGAGTAAGCCCTCAACCATCGGACAAGGCGCGGGCGGTGTCACACCGTCGTATCTGATGCAAATCCCCCAGCAGCCGGTTGCCACCCCTGCGCCGCCGCAGCCAATAACGCACGTTACCCGGCTGGAAGTTGACGGTCGTGTGCTGGCGGAGGCTGTGAACGAGTACAACGGCCAGCAGGCGGTGCGTGGCTCTGTCGGGGGTGGTTACTGATGGCCTGGGCTGACAATTTGCAGGACGCGAAGTTTCGCGGTATCCGGTTCGATGTTGTGAACGTCAAGGATGGCGAACAGCGCGACATTGCCCAAGACGAATACCCGTATATCGACGGCGCAGACGTCCGCGACATGGGCGCAAAGTCGCATTCAGTCAGCCTGCGTGCGGTGTTTTGGGGTGATGACTACGAAAGCCGTTTGCAGACGTTTCTCGAAGCGCTGCGCAAGCGCGGGGCTGCGGAACTGATACACCCGGTGTTTGGCTCGATGCCGACAATGCAAGTCGCAGACTGGAGCGCAGAGCATGACGCAGACAGTATCGATTACTGCACTGTTGATGTGCAGTTCGTGCAGTCAAAGCCCGGCAATCCGTTTTTTGTGACTGATTACCCGCAATCCAAATCTGACGAGCTGTTCAATCGTTCGCAATCGCTGATCGACAGCACGAACTCACTGATGGAAAACGCCACAAAGCCGTTTCGTACAGCCAAAACGATGATGAACAAAGTTAAAGGGCTGACGAACGGCGCGTTAAACATGATTGCGGTGTTCCGCAGTGACATTTCTGGCTTTGTTGGCGGCACGACTGATTTTCTGAATTACCCCGGCGCGTTCCTGAGTGATTTGCAGTCTGCGCTGTCGCTGAAAACCGGGGCGTCAAAATCCAGTCTGCATTCATCTTACGTGGGTAACTACAGTGGGGAGAATGCGGCGACGGAACAAGCGGCAGCAGCAACAGCGTATACAGCATCGCCAGCGGTTGTGATGTCCGACTGGTCAAATACGCAAACTGCGCTGACGGCGGTTCAGACTCTGCCGACGGATATCATGACCGGTGGTGTTGATACGGCAATTGAGATGCCGCCACAGCTCACGACGGCGGATATCATTGAGTTAATCGTTGTCGTTACCATTGTTGTTGCAATCGAAGCAGCGGCAGAAGCAGCGGGCGTGCTGGAAGATGGGGCTATCACCGCAGTATTGACGCCGGATGACGTCGAAAAAATCACCAGCGATACGCGCACGATGATCCAGACAGCAATTGACAGTACGCGCACCGCATTTGAGCCAGCGATGAACGATATCAGCAGCAGCGAGCAGCCGACCGGGCTGACATACCAGCCTGTTATCGAGCAGCTAAAAGCCATCGCGCTGCTGGTGCAAGAGATGGCGGCGGCGGTTATCGAATCGAAGCCGCAGCTGATCAAGCGCACTGTCGCGGCCACTGGCAATCTGCACCTGGTGGCACATTTGTGGTACGGCGACTATACGCGCGCGGACGAATTGCAGCGGTTGAATCCGCAGGTGCGTGACCCTAACGGACTGGTCGCGGGGGACGTGCTCAATGCCTACGCAGAGTGATAACAACACCGTATCCATCATCGTCAACGGCAAAGCGCACAGCGCCTGGTCACGCTATCAAATCGACAGTGATTTTCTGGTTCCGGCTGACGCATGGAGCGTTAGCCTCGGATTGCCTGGCGGGACATTCCCGACGGGTATCACACGTGGTGCGCCGGTACAAGTGAAAATCGGCAGCGACGTGGTGATGATTGGCCGCATCGACCGCATTCGCCGTGCCGCCAGTAAGCGCGGTCTGACGCTCTCGCTGAGTGGCCGCGATAACATGTCTGTGCTGGTCGATTGTGCCGCCCCGCTGCTGACGTCGCGCCAAATCGGGCTTGAAGAAGTGATCGCTCAGGTGGTTCGCCCGCTCGGCATCACAAAAATCAGGCTGAATGCTGAAAGCTCAATCCGCAACGACAAGGTCGCTACAGAGCCAGGCGAGCGCGCGTGGGATTTGCTGCACCGCGCCTGCGCTGGCCGTGGCCTGTGGCCGTGGTTTTCACCGGACGGCACGCTGATGATTGGCGGCCCGGACTACACCGCCCCGCCCGTTGCGACACTGATTTTGCGGCAGGACGGCAAAGGCAATAACGTGATTCAGCTCGACGACGAAAGCAGCGAAGACCGCTCTTTCTCCGAGTTGACTCTATTAGCGCAGGGCCATGCACACACGACAAAATCAAAAAAGCTGGGGATTGTCGATGTGGATGGCACGTCGGCCGCCACCGTTTCTGATTCTGATGATGATGACGACGACGACAATGATGATGACGAGCTGGATATGTATACCGGCACGTCGGAAACCGGTCTTCACGGTCTGAAAGCTAAAGCGTATGACCCGACTGTGACGCATTACCGGCCACAAATTATCGTCTGCGGTGATGCTGAGAGTCAGGAGCAGATGACCTACCGAGCCCGCAAGGCGATGGCGGACGCTCGCCTGGCAGGTTACGACCTGACGGCGGTTGTCGCCGGGCATCGCACATCGGATGGTCGGCTGTGGGAACCGGGTCAGCGTATCCATGTTATCAGCGATGTGCATGGCATCAACGCTGTGTTTTTTTTAATGGGCCGTGAGTTCGTCGGCGGCAGGCAGGACGGCGTGCGCACAACTCTAAGGCTTAAAGAGGACGGCGTCTGGATACCTGACGCGTTCCCGAGGAAAAAGCGTAAGCGCCGTCGCAAACATAAACAGGAGCTGGGGATCGTCGATGTGGGATAATGTTGAAGCAAAAATTCGACGTGCAATGAACGGCATTAGACAGGCGTTTCGAGTGCGTTTATCGCGTGTTAATAGCTCAGGGCCGGTGCAGACGTTCCAGGCAAATGGACTGGCAGGGGAGCAGATTCAGGATGCTGAGTTGTTCCAGCACTACGGATTCACATCAAACCCACCAGCCGGGACGATGGGGATTGTGATCCCCCTGGGCGGCAGAACGTCACACAGTGTCGTTGTCGCAACAGAATCAGCATCCTATCGCATTAAGGCGCTGGCATCGGGTGAAGTTGCGATTTATACCAATGAAGGCGCGGCAATTACGCTGAAAAAGGGGCGAATAATTACGGTTGATTGTGATGAATATCAGGTCAACTGTAAAAAATATATTGTCAATGCAAATGAAGGCGCGGATTTTAATACACCGCTCGTCAAAGCCAGTGGCGAAATCACGGATAAAACATCAACGCTGAGCCACGTCCGTGAAATTTACGACAGCCATAATCATCCGGGCGACTCTGGCGGCACAACCGGCACACCAAACCAGTCAATGTAATACCCACTGAACCCCGTCACATTATTTCTACCCCACCATGCGGCCATCATGGCCGCATGGATAATTTACTGAACCCAACGACCGGTGATTACACCGGCACAGCAACGTCGACATTGGCTAATGCTGTGTATATCCGACTCATGACCCCACACGGGTCATATTGGGCTGTGCCGTCGCTGGGTTCAAAGCTGCATCTGCTGACGCGCGAAAAGAATGTCAGTCGCGTCTATACGCTGGCTCGTCAGTACGCCGCCGCCGCGTTGCAGCCGCTCGTTGATGATGGTCGTGCGACGACGATAGATGTCGCAGCAGAGGAAGGCGATAGCGGCTGGCTGATTCTGATTATTGATGTGACCGCGCCTACCGGGCGTGAACTGTTCAAATATCCTGTGAAGGTGAGCTGATGGCGTTCGTGACAGATTCGTTTGATGAGACGCGCGCAAAAATTCTGGCGGATATTAAAAATTTACTGCCATCAGCTGATGTGTCCGAAGATTCGGATTTTTATATCCGGGCCTCGTCTGTCGCGAGTGTTATTACCGGGTTATATCGTCATCAGGCGTGGATTGTACGGCAGATTTTCCCGGACACGGCGGACACAGAATATCTCGAGTGGCACTGTCGTCTGCGGAACATAACGCGCAAGGCACAAACGACAGCATCAGGGTTTGTTACCGGAACCGGTGAACCCGGCGCGACAGCAGACGCAGGGCGCACGATAAACCGTGGCTCTCTGTCGTATACAACAACGCAGGCTGTGACGGTAGGCGCTGACGGTAAGTTTAGCGTCGCTGCCGTTCCTGTCATCGCTGGCACAGCAGGCAATACCACAGCGGCAGTTACAGGGACATTTACCAGCACGCCGCCGGGGTTTGACAGCACGGTGACCATCGGGGTAATGGCAGGCGGTACGGAACGGGAGACGGATGCTGAAATGCTGGCCCGTCTGCTGGATGTTATTCGCCGTCCGCCTGCCGGTGGCAACAAGTACGATTATAAGCGCTGGGCAATGAGTGTCGACGGCGTTAGCGCGGCCTATGTTTATCCGTTGCGTCGAGGTCTTGGGACAGTTGATGTGGTGATCACGTCCGCCAGTGGGCTGCCGAGTGCTGAAATTATTAACAAGGTGCAGGCGTATATCGACGATGTAAGGCCGGTCACCGCAAAAAGCACAATGATATTAGCGCCGACCCCTAAGCAAATTGATATTTCTGTCGCAATTAGTGTCAGTGGAGTAACAGTGCAGGCGGTTACGCAAAATATCCGCGATGTATTGACGGGTTATTTCAACACGCTGGAGCCAGGTGAATCATTTATTCGAAGCCAGGCTGAGATGCTGATATCACAAATCAGTGGCGTTGTTGATCGCGCCATAGTCAGCCCGGCCGGTAATATTGCGGCGACAGTAAATAATGAGGTCGTCGAGTGGCTGAGGGCCGGAAATATCACGGTGACGATGCTATGAAAGAACTGCTGTCATTATTGTTACCCCCAGTTTCATATAGCCCCAATGCCGAGCAATTATCCGTCGAATTAACTGCGGAAGGTAATGCACTATCTGCAACAAAGGCACGGGCAAACGATGCATTAGGCGCAGTCACACCGCTGCGTGCGAATGGGCTGCTTTCAGACTGGGAGCGCGTTCTCGGCATCGCTCCGGTAGTTGGGCTGTCGTATCAGCAGCGCCTCGAAGACGTGTTGATAAAAATTGCTGAGACGGGTGGCTTAAGTATTCCGTACTTCAAGGGGCTTGCTAAGAAAATGGGGTATGACATCACGATTGATGAGCTGATGCCGTTCCGTTGCGGTGTCAGTCGTTGCGGGCAGCGGCTGGCATCGACGAATATCCGATTCGTTTGGCGCGTCAATGTCGGGTCATCTTCAGTCAAAAAATACTATTTCAGGACAGGTATTAGCCGATGCGGTGAGCGATTAATGTCATCGCGTGACGCCGTTATTGAGTCAGTGTTTAACGAGCTGAAACCCGCACACACCCTGTGCGTTTTTAATTATACGTATACGGAGGCAAAATGAAGCCGCTAATTCCCGTCACGACGCAGTCGTCTGACGGCGTTTTCTATGATGAAAATCAGATTACAGGTGCCGAGGGAACAATCGTTGATGCGGCATTCATGAATAATATGCAGGGGGCGGTGCGTAGCGTCCAGAGCGAGATTATATCGATACTTGCAACAGCAGGGATGCAACCGGATCAGGCGTCAGTTAATCAACTTCTAACGGCGTTAGACGGGCGGTTTGCAAAAGTTGCCAGCCCAGCGTTTACGGGTGTTCCTACCGCACCGACGGCTGCTGTAGGCACGAATACGCGGCAGTTGGCGACGACGGCGTTTGTCCGCGCAATAACTGATGAGCTTGCGCCGCTAGCTAGCCCAGCACTTACAGGTGTTCCCACCGGCCCGACGGCCGCTGTAGGCACGAACACGCAGCAGTTGGCGACCACGGCGTTCGTCACAGCTGCGCTGACAAAGCTTCTGCCGATGCGATCGCCGTTCACCGACATCGGTAGCATTAGAATCCCCGACGTCGACGGTGGGTTAATCATACAGTGGGGGTCAAAACTGTTGGCCGCGCAAGCAGGGACTTCAGTGCTATTTCATCGTGCGTTCCCCGCGACGTGTCTTGGGATCATCATGAGCCCTAACGACTCTGACACAACTGCCAGTTATCGCGTCTCTGCAACATCGGCGGCGGTGAACGGTTTTACAGGCGTGAGTACGAAACCGCAAAACACAGCAATCTCTTATCTTGCCGTGGGTTATTGAGGATTTTCATATGCCATATGTATCAACTGAAAATCGGGCATTTTACGTCGACTCTGACAATCTGCCAGCCGATGCAATAGAAATAAGTGATGAACTACATCGACAACTATTAGCGGCAGATTTGATTAACTGGACTACTACGCCGCCGAGTCCCGAGGCGTTCGGCGCGTACACTCATGATCAGCTAAAGGCGCAGGCGGTCGAAAAACGCAATACGCTGATCGCGGTAGCACAGACAGAAATTCAGTGGCGTCAGTACGCGGTGGAAGCAGGGATAGCAACTGACGCTGAAAAGTCGTCACTTAGTGCGTGGAAATCATATCTCGTCTCATTGATGAGACTGGACATATCAACGAGCGCAATTGACTGGCCCACAGAGCCATAACTCACTGAACGGGGTCATATAAGATTGTAAGCCCATCACTCATATGATCGCATTTGATAATCAATATTTAAATATTGATCTGTTAAATCGATCATATGGGTGTTTTATAAAGATGAAGACGTTTACATCACGCGTATTAATCAAGCCAGATGTCATAAAATACAACGGCTCGGTTGTTGGGTACGGCTCACCAGAACTAAGGGTTGAGACAATTCCTGTCTGGCTGGCTCGCGCTATTGTTGTTAACAAACATTATTCAGGTAGGTTTGTTAATAACTCATATTTGCATCTTGGGGTATTTTCCGGTCGAGATATCGTTGGCGTATTGCAGTGGGGGTATGCGCTAAACCCAGCGAGTGGCAAGCGGGTCGTGGAAGGAACTGGAAACAGGGAGTATATGGAGCTAAATAGGATGTGGCTGCATGACTGCATGCCACGCAACTCAGAGTCAAGAGCGATCAGCTACTCACTAAAAACTATCAAACTTCTATACCCCGGTGTTCAATGGGTTCAAACATTTGCCGATGAACGCTGTGGCCGTTCCGGGGTTGTCTATCAAGCATCAAATTTTGAATACATCGGTAGTCACTATTCAACGTTTTATGAGTTGGACGGTGAGTTTTATCACTCTATTGCAATGAATGCGATTAAGCGCGGCGGCACTAGAGGTGAATATCTGAGGGAGAACAGGGAGCGAGCTACAGCGCATCGCTTCCGGCAGTTTCGGTATATCAGATTTCTAAACAAGCGGGCGAGAAAGCGGCTAAACACAAAGTTGTTTAATATTCAGCCATACCCGAAAATCACAAGCTAA